ATGTCTTCACTTAAGGAAATTCAAGGTTTCACTCCTCCAGTCCTACATACTGGAAATGATTGGTACATTGACTTCTATGCTTTCGATCCAGCCAAAGGAGGAATGCGACGAAAAAAAATCAAACTTAATTTTATTAAGAAAGCCAACGAAAGGCGAAAGTACGCAAGGGACTACATGATTCGAATATCGGAGAAGCTTTCACTCGGATGGAATCCCTGGATTGAGCAGGAACAGGGAAACGCCTATTTGTTATTCAAGGATATTATTGATAAGTATCGCACTTATATCTATAAAATGCTACGTGATGGTAACTACCGCCCGGAAACCTTAAAATCCTATTCTTCCTATCTTCACAACATGGACATATATAATAAAGGAAGAGAAGTCCCCATTACCTACATCTATCAATTCAACAAAGATTTTTGTGTCATGCTCCTGGAAGAAGTATATATAACTAGAGATAACACTGCTTTTACTCGAGACAACTATCTGGGTTTCTTAAGATCGTTCTCATCTTATTGCCTGGAACGAAACTATCTCAGCAGAAATCCGACTGAAGGAATTAGTGTCATTGGTCGAAAAGGGAAAAAGAAGATCCGGACACAACTGAAGAAAGAAGAACTAGTTAAATTGACAGAATATCTCAAGGAGAAGAATCCGCATTTCCTTTTAGCAAGCTATATATTATATTACTGCTTCATCCGACCGGCCGAGATGAGCAAACTTAAACTTTCTAACATAAGCTTGGCCAGACAAACTATATTTCTTCCAGATACGATATCAAAGAATAAAAAGGATGGGACCATTACGCTACCGGCGAAAGTCATCCATTTAATGCTAGATCTCAAAATCTTTAATATGCCAAATGACTGTTTCTTATTCTCCGACGGATTCAAACCAGGAATGAAACAAAAATCAGAAAAGATGTTTAGGGACTGGTGGTCACGCCATGTCCGGATTGATCTAAAATTTCCTGACCGATATAAGTTCTATTCCCTCAAGGATACTGGTATTACCAATATGCTACGGCATTATGACACATTGAGCGTTCGTGATCAGGCAAGACATAGCAGCATACTTATGACTGATATCTACACTCCACATGATATTCAAGAGGCAAATACTCTAATCAAGAATTATGAAGATGCATTTTAAAAATGATACTCCGGGGATGATCCGGAGTATCATTTTTTTTGTTCCAAATATTTAAATCTTGAACCTACCGTCCTACTGTCCTACAGATTTAGATAAAGCCTCATTAACTGCAATCTGTACAACTGCAACAAAGTTAGTTCTTACGTATTCTTTGATACGTTCCGCCTGCTCCGTAGACAACTCTACCTCACCGTTTTTATAGATGGTTTGAGCTAATTCCAACTCGCCCAAATCAGCGGTTTTCAGATAGATCGCATTGCCTAACATTTTTGGCATATCGAAAGGAACAATATTCCCTTCGATGTCTTTTACTTGAATTTTTCTAAAGTCTATTTTCATTATTATAATCTTTTAGAAGTAATAGTGACTGTTCATATATCTTATTCTAAGCATGCCGCCACCTGTTATATCGGCACAACCGTTCGCCCATAGATTTGAATTTGCAACATTCGCTCCGGTCAATAAACGCCCATCTGCACACCCTCTAATCCTTATCCATCTATTAGCCGGAGCAGCATCCCAAGTTATCATTATTCGCAACTCGAAAAATGTGCCATTAGAAATCCCGCAACTCTTTTCGAGTTGAGCACGTCCCGGAAGGTCAATCGCTAACAATGAAGAAGAAATTGAAGTAAATACATAAGTATGAGTATTCGCTATATTACTTGTTATTATATCTGTATAAGCTGCTCCAACATAACCATCTTCAAAGATAGCGCGCCGACCTATTCCAAAAACATTTCCGTCATATTGAATAGCACGTTGCGTATACCAGCTAGAAGCTTCTTTAGGTCTAAATTTTGCGTATAAAGCTACACCCGAATTTACACTTCCTGTATATTCGCAACGTGCCAGACACTTCATTCCGGTTGATGCCGGAAATACATTAGTGCCTATACCTACCCATGTATCCGACTCGGAAAACTTAATAAAATCTCTGTTAAGAGATAACCCGGAATACACACCTCCTTTGTCGCTATCTGCAACTCCGATACGATTATTCGCAATCTCAAAGCCCGCAATCGTGCCTTTTATTGCTGCTAAGTTAGTAACTGCTAATTTATCAACATCGATAAAATCAGCTACGATCTTTCCATCACTGATAAACGTCTTACCCCCAACTAATATCGCACCTGTTTTAGGGAGTGATAGTTTCCCGTCCGCTGTTAATTCAAGCCCGGTTACATTATGCTTAATCGAACCGCCCGTCATCAACCAACCCTGCGTTTTTGCTTGATTACCGATAAACAGACCGGACGTACCGAGTATATCGATCGTTGCATTTTGAGCTACTAATAAATGCGTTGCGACATTTATAAATTCGTTAAACAAAGTCCATTTCGTTATATCGAAAGAAGAACCGGAATTATGATCTACACGACACGAATAAGTATTACCGCTGTAGATAATAATATCTCGATACTGAGTGTTGTTAACGTAGTTAGTGTTTGCTTTCCACTCGCCGCGTGGGCGGATAAGAGCACCGGGAAGCCCGGTTGTACCTGGATCTCCCTGATCGCCTTTGTCTCCTTTGTCCCCTTTATCCCCCTTATCTCCTGTATCACCCTTTACTTTCGTCCAAATATACTTAGAAAAAGTTGTGCTGTCTGCCGCAGTGAAGTCAACATATTGCCCTATCCAAGCGCCGGGAGTCTCACCATTATTAGCAGTAAAACTCGTACCATTATCCGAGTACTTGATGTGTAAGTAAGAAGTTTGTCCGTTGGCTCCGTTTGGTCCGGCGATACCTTGATCTCCTTTATCCCCCTGCGATCCTTTCAACTGCACCCACTTGTATGAGGTGTAAGAAGTTGGAGCAGTCGAGCTGGTTGTTACCGCCGTACCGATATAAGTGCTCGGAGTATCAGTCATAGGGCTACCGTTGGAGTTTACGGAGTATTTTACATGAAAATACTGTGAAGTTCCAGGAATACCCTGTGATCCGGTAGGACCAGTGTCTCCCTTGGGACCAGTCGCACCAGTAGCACCCGTTTCTCCTTTATCGCCTTTATCTCCTTTGACTTTCGTCCACGTATAAGCCGAAAACACATTGCTATCTGTCGGGGTAGTATCAACATATTGCCCGATCCACTGTCCCGGTGTTTCACCATTGTTGGCAGTAAATGATGTACCATTATCAGAGTATTTGATATGAAGATAGGAACTAACCCCGTTCGATCCTGTTTCACCTTTTATACCTTGATCTCCTTTAGGGCCTTGCGAGCCTTTCAATTGCACCCATTTATAGGAGGCGTAAACTGTTGGAGCGATTGGGCTGCTTGTCACGACTGTGCCAATATAAGTATTAGGTGTATCTGACATAGGATTTCCATCTGCATTTGCAGAGTACTTCACATGAAAATATTGTGAAGTACCGGGAATACCTTGTGATCCGGTAGGACCCGTTTCCCCTTTATCTCCCTTTGCTCCGGTTGCACCATCTATTGCACCAATACGAACGGTGGTCCATGAAACGGGCGACGTAGCCGGAGGGATAACCACGCCCGTGCGCATCCACAAATATTCGTTTGTACCACAAGCGGGCGGTGTCTTACTCCACCCGCTTGTAGGCGCAATCGTGCCAGATGTAGACTTTGCGAACTCCTGCGCGGGATATTGCCCGTCCTTCGTTACGCTAATCGTTATTTGTCCTCTTGCTACTATCATGCTCTTATTTCAATGAAAGTTCAACTACGAATGTCGCCTTTACGTCAACTTCGGCAGCAGTAACCGTAATTGTCTTTCCGGTCTTTACCCCACTCGTTCCCCAAGCGGTATCCTGTGTCCCATCTTTACCGTACTTTTTCCAGGAGAAAGTAAATTTAGTATCGGCGGCACTATCTGCAAAAACTTCACCATTCTGCCAAACCTTAGCATTGATAGTCGTACTGCCTTGACCGTTCACTAACTTGTCTCCTGTTGTGGAAGACACTTCGATCACATACGGATCGGAAAGATCGGAGAACGAAATAATATCACTGACTGACGTGTTATATGTCCCACTTGACGTATCTGTGTCTTTGATTACACATTTAAATGATTCGAAATTAAGTACGGCACTGGCAGGAATAGATATTTCATTTGTCGTTGTCCCCGTGATGCCATAAGAATTTGAAGCTGCCAAAGATTCCCATGTGCCGTCCGATTTCAATTTGTGCCACTGATAAGCAACCTTATCAGCGTCAATACTACTACCACGCCACATATCACAATGTGCCGTCAATGATTCGGATTGGCCATTCTTAAAAACATTTCCTTTAGGAGCATACGCTATAGCAATGATAAGTTGACCGGCATTTTCTGTCTTGGTATAGTTGATGACAGATTTTACAGGAGTTTCCAAACCTGTGTCTGGATCAACATAAATACCGGAACATTCGACCTTCATTTGTGAAGCCGAGGTCATGTTATTTTTGATAGTTAGCGCATAAGGTGCGGTCGTCGCTGCAGTTCCCCCGAAAGCTGTAATAGCACCACCATTAATTGTATAAGTTGGCGCAGCTTTTAAACGGCTAATTACGTTTGTTGTCGTTCCGGATACATACAATTCAGGAGTAATAACAAGAAAAGGTGAGGCAGTGTAGTTAGGTACATACGTACTGTTTTCCTTGTTGAAAATTTGTGTTAAAGGCTGATTGGAGCCTAAATACATGTTCATTGACTTCGCATCGTTCAAGTCGACGATGGTAATTTGTCCTCTTGCAATTGGCATAATAATTTATTTTAAAGTTAAACAATCAATCTGGTAAATTTTACAGTTGTTAAAACCGAAATCTCTCGTTAGAATCTCAGAGGCTTGCTCAGAATCCATGTAAGGTGTTTCACAAAATAATAACCGAGTCCGCTCAACTCCATCACATTCGAAAATAACAAGATGTTTAAATCTCTTTATAATACAACTCTCCATAACTGCTATTTTTTAAAGTGAAACAATACAATTAAATGTGGCACGTCCCCAAACATCATCAGGGATAAGTGTTAGTACATGTCCGTGCCCGACATGAGTTTCATTAAATATCTGGTCTGTATCCGAATTATTACTTTCCTTTTCCCACGAGAACCGAGAAGCCGGAACACTATCCGTAATATCAGTATCTCCCTTTATCACATAAGCGGTTAAAGTAGTAGATACAGAGCCGTTCTGAAATATATTCCCGTTAGAACTCATTATATTAACTATTACTGCGTCCTTTCCTGCCGCCGACTTCTCTAACCAATCCGACACGCCTTCGCCCGGCTCTTGTGTTGTAGGTTTATCGGAGATACATAGCCATGATGCACCGTTGTGGGTTACTTCATCATAATAGTAATAAGTCCCTTCCGTCCATTCTCCCTTAAAACAGGGGACGCGGCTTTCTGTTACTCCATCATCGGAAATCTGTTTGATAACTCCGGTCATGTACACATTGCGGAGATACGCACTATGTCCGGTCATTTCGATACCAAACAATTTCAAGTTAGACAAGTCGCCCAACTGCATAGCGATCATTTCCTTTGTAATCTCCCAGCCATTTACACCCGTCAGATACCGTACATAACTTTGTGTTGAGTAACTTGACCTTTGTCGATCTTCATTCGTAAAGTTACCATATGCGACAAAATGCATAGCCTTACAAGGTTGAACGGTCGTAACAGATCGGAGCGCATATTTAAACGTAGAATCACCCAGTTTTTCAGTAATACGAAAATAAGCGGTCTGAAATCCGGTTGAGTTATTGAATATACCTTTGCAAATATCATCTTGTACAATGTTAGCAGTCTCTCCTGGCTCCAGTTTCAGATAAATGATACAGTTTTCAATGTCAACGGCTTCAATTATCCCTCCGCCAGGTGCATTCCACTCCTCACCAGAAACAATAGATACACGATTATATCTTAATTCAGGAACTTCAAGAAAATCACGTAAGCGAAGAGATTTTGCATCAATATCACCATTTGCAGTAATCATCCAGCCCAATAGTTTTTCAGCATATTCAAAAGAGGAAAGATGCCCATCAATCAATAAGTCCTCCCAAACTGTCACATTATCAACTGCCAGTCCATTCAGAACCTTGATACCGCCAAAAAATTCTAGAAGATACTCTGTCATATCTGGTCGGTTTTTGGCTAGATACAACTCTTCCAGTCCATCAATCCCTCCAGCCTTATCCGCATAACCCGATTTTATTTTCTTTCCTGCAACCAATAAATATTCTGCAGCATAAGACAACAATTGCAATAAATCAATATTATTATGTTGATGTCCAACGCCACCTCCACCTCCATAGTTTGCTGCGATCCGCTCCGCTATAAAATCTCCTAGTGAGCCTGTAGTTGTTGTATTCCAGTTTTCTGAATAAGGATCCTGGATTGGGAATAATGCCCCCTCGGACAGTGGCAGGCGAGGAAACTCAATAAGTCGAGGGGGCACTGTAAAAGAACCAACTTCAGGCACTACAATTTCAAGTGCATCAGTAGGAGCATCTAACCTCTGAAGGTTCAGGAATGGTTTAGCATCAGCGAATTTATAAGTAAAAGTATAGTTACTTGGTAACTCTTTATCCGTGTATGTCACATTACTTTCAACGACAATAATTGAACGGATATAAGAACCCGTATATACATACTTCTTCAAAGACGGGAAAAAGTCAAGTAACCAGGTACGTTCTTTCTTATTCAAATATCCCGTATCCTTTTGAAATTTACGAGATGTATCAACACGGTATTCTAGAGATACATCATCGATCTCTGCAATATTATGGGTGTGTTCTCCAGTGAAAGCCGTAGATCCATACGCACGAAACGTATCAATGCCGCCAAGTGAATTCTCAAATAGAACCCATTGTTCGGTTTCTGATTTCATATCTGAAGCATAATACCTCTGTACATACGACAGTCGGGTCCCTTCCGGATCCTCAACCCAAACATCATAATAAGCCGGCATTTTATTACCCAGTTTCTCTGCAACAGATGCGTATTGCAAAGGGATTGTATAAGCTTTACCTTTTGTCAGGTCAGCTAATACCAAATCACTCTGTGAAATGACTTCGGCAGATTCATTAGTAAAATAAGCATGAAGTTTTGCTCGACATTCCCGAACTGCATAATACGTCAGAAATTCAGGAGAGTAGTATGTGACCGGTTTTATATTCGGTTGCCAAGTGAGAAAATTCAGAGTAAGGAAGTTTCCCGGAGTATCAGCAAGCATATCGACTCCGCAACGGATGGCAGCAAACTCCACTTCAGTACCGGAAAGGAGTGCCTTAAAAGTAGAAACAATTGTCTTCTGCTCATATACCATTGAAGTATTATTGAACAGGAAAGACAAACGATCATGGATGATATCCCGGATATTAATAGTAACGATTCCATCCGCACCCGGTTCGTAACTCCGAGCCACAATTTCCTTGTCTCCTTGAAGGAGCCTAAAAGAAATTATGTCTGTAGTTCCGATGCGGAATTCCTTGATATTTCCACTCAATGATAACGAATCTGGTTGTTGGAGAATGGTCATAACTCTTCTTTTTTATTGCAAAATTATCAGAAGCATACCACAGATTAAAGGACAATAATTCTATCAGTAGGGTGTCTTGACAGGACGAAGCCTAGCCACAACACGGTAATAACGTCGCTTGTTATCTCTACCATCCTGATAGTGGGCAAAAGATCGCTCATAATAATATCCACCCGCAGCGACTTGTTCTTTCGTTGGAAATGGAGGATAAATATATGGGAGTTTATTCGTTCCTCTGCTATCCCCAAATTTAACCAACTCCGCATTGTATTCCGCCTCTGATATTTCATAAGAGTTTCTATCTATTTTCCAACAGTTTGCATCGAGTGGAAGAGGGAAGCGAGATTCTTCAGCCGGAGCAATCTGTATAGGTTCATATAAGCGAGACGTATAGAAACTTGATTCTATAGGTTCATTATCCCCACCTATAGAATATTTAAGTTTATCAATAAATAGTTCCTGCCCATCTATTATCACCTTCCGATGAGCCGGAATATTCATTTTCTGGTGATCAGAAAGTAAGATATCTCCTTTAACCGGATGCATTGAATTACGTAATAAATTGTCATAAGTACGATAGAATTTCTCAAAAATGCCATCAGGCCCATTATATAATAAAGAATAATCAGCAAACCTCTCGTTATTATAGGTGTAATTGGTATTGGTTCCAATGCAATATCCATCTGTATATTTATAAACTAGAGATAACATGGGAGCCTGATCCTTATTAGAGGCTACTTCTTCCCCATGGTCATTGTCCTCTCCTCCATCTTCAGAGGTACTGTTAACCATCAGTGTAGAATTTAAAGATCGGCCATCTCCAATATGGGGTAGATAAACTAAAGTACGATCATCTCTAGCGACTGAAGGCCGGCCATCACCTCGTGATTCACGCAACAAATAAAACATGGCGTCAGGACAAGTAATTTTTTTCTCTTTCAACGTTCCCTCAGCCATGTAGGGAATTGTAGCAGAAGATACCTTTTGAGTTCGTTGGGAATAGTCCGAATATCCTACACGAAAATAGGATCCTGTCACTGGAGCCCAGTATGCATTAGGATATTTAGCTTTTATTGCAGCTGTAGAATCATAAGTATCCCCATCAGAAAGCATTGTATCTGAAGACAGAGACACCTTTTGATATGTTGGAATATCAAATTCAAGTGGAGAAGTCAAACTGTCAGTAAGATCTGTTTCAGCTTTCATCTTAGCTACATCATCAAAAAACTCAATAGTAACAGTCCGATTAACTTCGTCCGGAATAAACTCACATAAAAACTTCTTTCTAAAAACATCTAAGATCGTATTACACATACAATCCGGTACAAGATGGGAAAGTAGTATAGAACCATTCACAAGCGAATCAATTGTATTATTGATAAACACCATGCTTCTAAAAGGCTCCGTCACATCAAAGAAGTTCTCTAGCAAAGTATAACCGAAATAAGAGAAAATACGTCTCAAGAGATAAGGAGCACGAAGAAAGGGAGTCATGTAATAACCCGGATCCAGTTTGACACTTATGCCATCTACCTCTTCTATCCTTGAATAAGAATTATAGAAATCAAGTTTTCCAAACTTATATCCCACAATGTTGCCTGACGCATTCATAAATTCCATTTGATTGATATAACGACGGCTGTTATCGAAATCAACAAAAACAGGAAAAATTGCGAATTGAGTATTCTCATTCGCGACCAAAGATCTGCAGAAGTCAATTCCTTGCTGAATAGTCTTCACTCCAGGTACAATTTCCTCACCAAACATTTCTCTTAACGAAGCCTTGGATATTTGTGCCAGGAATGAACCTTCATTTAAATAAAAAGAAGTCGAAATTGTCTTTTTACGTTTGACTTTCAATATTGCTTGCCTGCATGCCGAGAAATACTCGCCAGACGAGATAGTAGCTTGTATATCATCCGGGAGTTTACGTACACTAGTTATATCAGGATATCCCAAAGCTTCTTCATTATAATCCGAGCTAGGTATATCAACAGGTAATGTTTGTTCTCCCCACTCATTAAAGAATAGATTAGGTCGTTCAACCTCAAGCTGTGTGCCTGGAGTAAGCTGATAAGATTTTCCAGTTTTTGAATTCGTAATTTTCATATTTTATCATTTTGAGCCAATTTGACGACTACGATCACGGAGCTCTTGCTTCCTTTCTAAATCTGTCAGCACGACAGGAGCCTTTACTCCGTTTTCATCAATATTAATAATAGCATGAGCAAACTTTTCCATAAGTTCCGGGGACAACGCTGCACCATTTCCATCATTTTTGGGAGTTCCGGATGAGGGGATAGGCTGTGAAATACTTCCACCTGAAGAAAAGCCTGCCATCTTGGATCGTATAACCTGATTCAAGTCAAGTGTCCGGATAGTACCGGCTTGCTGCGATTTATCAATCATGTCAAGAATAGGACCAACAGTAGGATTTTCAACGGCCGCATTGCTAGCCACCCACTCTTTTGACCGGCCTGCCGGTCCTTCGCCTACAATTACGGTTGGTTTATCAATAAACCCACGGGCATCCGGATTATAATCAGCACCTTTAAATAACTTGTCATCTTGAGCCCGGCGAACATCGATCTTACCACCAGACTCACGACCACTCGCAACACGTTGTCCAGACCCTTTTGAAGAGCTACTTGTTCCCGCAAGGGTCATGTTCTTTATTTTATTTCGTTCAGCATTTGCAGAAGCTATCTGTGCGGCACCTGTCACTCCCATGAGCGCAGCAGCTACAGCACCAGCGATCGGACCGAGATCGGCAAAAGCCCTCATTATCGATACTGCAGTATCAGCTATGATTTGAGAAACTTTAATTGCAAAATTAACATCGGCATATTTCTTCTGAATATCCAGTTTCTTTTGCGCTTTTTCTTTCTCTAAGCGTTCTACCTCCTCCGTATTACCTTGAGCAGCTTCAATCTCCGCATCATACTTGGCGTCCACGTTATCCATTTCAGCCTGTTGGAGTGCCTGAACAGCACCAGAAAACAAATCCGAATAATAATCGAACTGTTTCTTATAGGAATCACGCTTCAGATTCTGAACAGCTTTTTCGTGTTCTTCTTCAGAAAGTGTTTTATTATCAAGATACTCCTGCAGTTGCTGAAGCTGCATATCATATTGCTGCTTTTGATTCAGAAGTCCGTACTGATTGCGAATCTGATTAATACGATTCTCGCTATCCTGAACTAACTGTACTTTTGCTTTCTCGTAAGCAGCATCAAGTTCTTTCGTTTCAAGATTCTCTTTTTCTGCAAGTCTTTTACGGGCTTGGTAAGACGCATCCAGTACCTTCATTTGCGCCTGCAAATCCTCTCCAACCGTAGTGAGTTTGAACTGACTCTTGAAATCTTTAGTCAGATCATTCATTTTGGTTTGGATGGCAGCACGGGCATTGGCAGCGTCCTGATCGGCTGATAAAACTGCAGCATTAGCCTGTTTTACAGCATCAGATTTCAGTTTTCCATTCTTTAGTTCAAGATCATTGACATCATTCAAGTACCTCTGTTCAATGGCCAACCGAGTTTCAGCACTGGCCGAATCCAGGAAAAGTGTCAACATGGCAAATTGTTCCTGAGTGATATTCTTTGCAGCAAGTTCATTAGTTAGGAACATTCTTTGCGCAGAAGTTACCGCTTTCTCTCTCTCCAAATCCTCCTGACGCAATTTATCAACAGCAGAGATCTTTTGCTTTTCCATTGCTTCTTCCGTATCGATCAGCTTAGACTTAGCATCTACGATTTGCTTTTGGTATTCAGATTTTTTGGCCGACTTTGTAGCATTAGCCTTAAATTGCTCCAGTAATTTGATCCGCTTATTATAATAGTCCAAATCAGACTTGAGGATAGCCTGATTAATATCTTCTTCCGCTTGTTGTTTTTCTCTCCCAACTAACCGGATTTGATTTATTTCCGCCTCATGATTTGACTCCTGATTCTTGAGTGTAACAGCATTCGGATCCGATTTATCTTTCTCTATTGGCGTTGTCGGAAAACGCTTATCATAGATTTCCTGTGCTATTTCCCTATATTGGTCCGCTGCATTCTTCTCATCCTTCAGCCACGCTGACAACATAGACTTATTCATGTTGTTAAATCGAGTCTGTGCTTCCAATTTCTTTTTATCAGCCTCTATTTGCTCATTAACTTTAGCTTCAATATCTTCTCCTGACCACTTCTTGGACTGCGCTTCAGCCTCTTTAAATAAATCACCAGCTTCTTTTATTTTGGCATTAAATTCATCCAGTTCCTTCTTATTCCACTTAACAAAAAACATCTCTCCGGACTTCCTATCAGTTTTCCACTTACCTCCCTTGGCAATCAGATCCTGATATTCTTTCATTGTTTTCTCTGCAGAATCCATATCAGATTGAGCTTGTTTTAGTTCCTCCCGATGCAAATATCGAAGACTAGCCTTCTCTGCTTCTAAAAATTCACGAACACGAGTTGTATTCAATGCTATCGCTACTCCGTACTTATTCCATTCCGTAGTAGCAGACGGGACAATAGATGATACCCGTTCGATCACTTGATTTAGTTCATCCTGTTCATCCTTTGTCAAAGATGTCTTACCTTTCAATTCTTCATATCGAGCTGCAAGTGCAGGTAAAGTAGACTGTAATTCTACCACCTTTTCAAATTGTGTTTCAAAAGTATCGGAGAGAGGTTCAATAGCTTTAGTTAGCCCGGACATAAAATCATTAGCCCATTTCAAACCATTTTTAAAGTAGGTTTCAAGTCTTTTTCCTAGCTTATTGTAGAAATTATCCATTGTGTCACCTAAGTTGGACTCTATTCCTTGAAGTTCTTGCATCTGTGTAGACATAGAACCAGCAACACCATCCATACGACCAAGTGATAAAAGATAATTTTTAATTGCTTCTTCGGAGTTTTTCACCTCTGTGGTAACCCCTTTAAAGGTGTACTTAACTGTATCTCCACTTTTACTAGCCTTGATACCAAACTCCTTCAGTCGTTCATTCTCCCCCGTCATTGCATCCAAAATAGCCTCTATAAGCTGATCCACACTCTTACCTTGCGATGCAGACAAATCCCCAATATTAATAAGTTCTGAAGTCGTTGGTTTTATCCCTCGATTAACCAATTTAATGTAAGCCTCTGTCCATTCAGCCAAAGAGCCAGGCGTGTCTGCAGCAAGTTTCTGTAACATTTTCATTGCAGCAGCAGCTTTCTCCTGCGATTGAAGAGTATTACGAAGTACAGCTTCATACTTAGCAAACTCCTTTCGAGTAGTATATGCACTTTTTCCTATATCTTTCAGATACCCTGCCAGTTTCACTGTAATAAACGCTACCGCAACAGCTTTCAATTTCCCCATAGCTGTTTCCATCGTACCGAACTCTGACTTAATATTTTGCCCGGTTCCCTTTAATTCTGATAGCCTTTGACGAACTGACCTTAACTGATTATTCAACTTTGCATACTCTTCAGGATCCGCAGCTTCCGACATATCCTCAAGCGTCGCAGTTAACTCCTTGGCCACTTTCTTGAGTTGCCGACCGGTCATAGCATTAATATCTAAAGAGCGAGTCAGCGTGCCGATTTTTTTGTTATTATCAGTAATCTGTTTAGATAGCGATTTCGTTTCCTTCTCTAGATTTTGATATTCTTTAGTATTCTTCTTTCCCTGAGCCTCGAGTTCGATCATCGCAGTACGACGTTCTTTCTCTTCTTTCTTGAGTTCTTTGGTGGCCTTGGTTAGTTCGTGAATTTCCCGCTGGGCCTGACTGGATTCAGCAGACACAATATACTTTATTTCATCTTCTGACAAATGCTTCTTTCCCATATTACCAATTTTGAGATTGTTCGTAGATTAATGCTTGTTCTAATTGCTCACGAATCTTATTTCTAATTGCTTCATTGTAGCCATAACGCAATTCAGGGAAAGTCTCATGATAAAGAACTCCCCATACAGTTCGATTATACAAAGCCAGGTTGCTCCGGATATGGCGTGATATTCGGTCGTTTCCCCGTCGATATCGAATATCAAGATAACGGAGATACGGAAAAATACGGATAAAGTACTCTTGTTTGCCTTCGGACTCCTGGATAGTGAACGGCCTACGCTGCAAGCTTGACAACAGTCTGCCTGAACGAGTATTCAGGTAAGTACGGACAACATTCTCCTGAGTCTGATAAATGAGATTGATACCTTGAGAAATAGTATCATGCACAAATCGCTGTTTGACTAAATCTTCTGAAATCATATTCGCTGTTATTTTCAGCGAATGTAGCAAGGGAAAGATGGATAGTAAAGGACAAAAAAAAATCCGGAGAGGAATAGTTTCACTCTCCGGAACTTGATTATTTGCTATTTTTCAGTTCAAGCATCCACCGAAAATCACACCCCGATGCTCCGGGACGGTTTTGGAACTTGAAGCCAGCATCCGTCATAGCCTTAAATATATCCTCTTTCGATATATTGGCCGCCGGATCCAGTTTCTTTATAGATTGATAAACTTCATCGGTCGTAAACCAGTGTGTTGTATGCCGGGCATCCCATGCAGGCTTAAAGGTTGTTTGTAAGGCAGCGATATAAATGCTGACATCCGTTATCTTATCATTTTCCATTATTAGCCTCCTTCTTATTTTCTGAATCAGTTATCGCAAAATTTAAAACTTGTATTAAATCCAATATATCGTCACGTGAGATTGCTGAAATTACAAAATCCCCATCACAATCCACTGAAAAAATATCCACTTTCTTTCCATCAGGATAGTATGATGTTTCTTTATCCACATGAAAACGATGTCTACTCATGATTATTGTCTCCTTTCTGACATTTCTTTGCCCGATAAACGCAATAAGCAGCCACCAATAAAAGAGGAAAGAAGATCAGACCGGAACTAGTAAATCCAATAGCCCGGAAATACCAACGGTCAGAAATAGTGCGCACTTCACAATCAGAAGCTAAAGCACTATAATAACGACTTTGCAGATTATTAACTTGCTCTGTGAGAGCTTTGACATTGCCAGCGACATTGATGCCGGGAGCAGACACGACTGGCGTGTTGAGAATTTCAGTTTTCATATCATTGTACTGTTTCGCATTTAGGCAGAAAAACGGCTGCCATATCCCGTGTCGCGAAACAGTACAATGATGATTGCCGAGGCAAAAACAATGTGTGGGAAAGGCAGCCGCCAATATCTTAAAACTGGGCATAAAAAAAGCCCGCAAACTTGTGAGCATTATACGATGCACATCGACAACCAATCAGGGCTGTACTGTTTCGCACTGCAAATATGAGGATAATATCTGAAAATGCAAAAGAAAATAGAATAATAATCAGTCCACAATTTCCACTTTAATATGAATATATGGAGCATTTGATCCTTTTCGAACCTCACTAACGAAAATATGATACTCACATTCCAATAGAACCTCGTTAAACATACGACATAAGTTTTTAGGGATATACCCAATATGATAGTTATCCTTGGTCATTACTCTTAACGCATTCTTATCAAAATCATTTTGTAGTTCCTTTACTAGAAAAAGTTCCTCACCTATTTGCAGGTCTTCAGCACGAAATATTTCATCTAAATTTCTATAATAAGTACCCGAAATAGCAACATCGTTTAAAATACTTTTTATTTTATCCCATGCTTCTCTTTGATTTTCAATCTCACATTTATGTTCATGAGGTTGAGCCTTCCCCAAAACGGTATCATTAGGATGAGGGGACGAACGCTGAGATACATCAAAATCTCTATAAGATTTTGTTTGCTTTTGTTTCCGACCTTCTGATTTATTAAAGAAACGAATAACAAAGAAAAGCACTATTATTAAGGCTATAACTACTAATTCCATGAGTCTAAATATATAAGTTTACAATTTATCTTCGAATCATAAAAGTAATATCTGATCATATTAAATACAATGATGTAAGATAGAAGATTTCATAATTTACCACTCTTCTTCTTTTGTATCAATATTAGCACCTTCTCTTATTGCTTTTTCTACACCGACAAAAATGTCATTACTGATTTTTTCAGCTTGTTCTTTCAACAATACCCATACTTTATTATGGTATTTCTTCTGAATACCAGTATTAGCATATTCTTCTGCTGTTGTTAAAACACCTAATTGAGCTTTTGCTTGGTTTCCTGGCTTGTTATGATGGAAGAAGCGAGAAACTTCTATTCGAATACGTCCATCGCGGGCTTGTAGCTTCAGATTATAGTCCAGCCACCCTTCATAAGCAGAAAGCATCATGCTTGGAGAGTCAAAAATAGAAGTAGCTTTGCAAATAAGAATACCCGCATCCTTATCATCCATCTGAATAACTTCTTTCGAGTTATGATAGTAGGTTGCGACGAAGCTACGAAGAGCAGCATAAAGTTTAGTCTTATCTGCACCTGATTCAGATTGGATCACTGTGGAGAACATCAGTTCTTTGATAGGCATATCTTGCGCATAAGAACTAGTAAGAAACATTGTAAACAATGCAAATAGTAGGATTTTCTTCATTCTGTGTGTTTTTAAAGTTATCCTACAAAGGTAGGATTTGAAAATAAGGAAACAAAAAAAAGCGGAGCTTTTTACTCCGCCTTACTCCTATTGTTTGTCATTGTACAATCAGAGTTATGCCATTATTCGTCCAGACTATATGGATTTAAAAACTATAATTTATAAATAATTTATAAAATTCACTCCGACTTATTCTATCGAATATTATCAATAAATTCATCTATTGATAAATCATAATTATCTTCACTTAACCTTATTTGCAATCTATTCTTGACATTCTCCAATAAATCTGCTTTTATTTTGGTTATTTCATATAAATCTTCGTGTACTTCATATTCAAAAAAGAGCCCCATAGATGACGTTGCAACCAAATATCCATAGGCGTACTCGACTTGTGACTCATCTCCAATCAATATTTTACTAAACTCCACTAAAGACACTTTTATCGACTTTTCATGAGCAATTGCCACATATATTAAAAGAAACAACCCTATTACCGAAGCGCTAGACAAAAAATTCTCTTCAACATCTTTCACTGTTAATTCCTTGTCCTCTATAGGCAAATACTCTTTTCCTATTGTTGCATTCCTTGTTATCTCCAAAAATCCATATTCGACAGTTTGGTTAAGTGTTTTAAGTCCCCCTGATACATTCTCAATATTCTGGGATATTTCATTTATTGAAGAAATAATACTATTCTCTATTTTTTGTGGCATCTTCAGCAACTCATTACTAAGTTTTTCAAACTTAGCTGACGAAATATCTAAAGATTTTATAGACAACTCTATCTTCGTTGGTACATCTTTTATTTCATCATGCAAATCCCTAGACTTATGTATCAAGTTATTCAATGATTCACTGGATAACACAGACATAATAATAGCTATTACAGACAAAATGATTGATGAGATTGTTGAAGCGAATGTAAACTGTGCTGCTAGTTCTTGATTTCCACAGTTAGCTAAAGAAAATTGAATTACAAGAAAAAAACCGATAATAGCAATAATACACCATAATGCTATTCTCTGTTTTTGCAACTTTACAATTTCTTCTGATGGATATTTCTCTTTCTCCATAATTGTTTATTTTATGTTACTATTAATTTTTAATTGAAGAATAATCAAGTTTACAATACAATGCTCACGAAACAATATATATATGATAAAAATCAACTCCTCATATCGTGCGCCAACCGGAACCACCCGGAATCCGATTTTACGGATTACACGATATGAGGAGTTGAAAATGTGGTTTTTACTTGGCAAAAACAAAGATAGTCAAGAAAAACGAAATAGCCCAAAAGTATTTTGACTTTTTTATCAAGATAATGCAGTTGCTGCATTATTCAATTTATCGGCAACATCTTTCAATGCATCAGATAAAATTTTCAATTCCTTTTCTGTGAAAGTTGCTACCTTCCCATGCACCTCATTTCCATTAATGCGTTGATGCAACCAAGAAGCTGATTTATCAAAATATTGCTTAGCAAATTCAGAGACAGAGATGAATGGAAGTACTTCAGATAAGATCTTTCGCACTTCAATCTGTTTTTTCATCTTTTTAGCATCATCAACCACTTGGTGAATCCGAACAAAATCTTCATCAATAGCCGCCTGCAGTTCCTGTTGGTCTTCCGGTCGTAACGAATCAAAGAAACGATCCATCTCTTGTTCCGCTTTTTCACGATCAGAACCTTTAGCCTCGAGGCATGCTGTTTTTAATCTGAAAAAATCTTCTTTTACTCCCATCTTACATAAATTTTAGATAAAACAAAATAATGAAGAAGATGAGTTCCCCACCCCGTCGAGTGGGGAACTCTTTTTCTACCGAGCAGATAACCTCTGAATCTCAAGCTTGAGATTCTCAATTTCTGCGTCGAGTACCGATTTTCTATAACCAATTCCAATGAGTCGGTTATAATTTCGGAGGTAGTAGTTAAGATTTTCAATTAACTCATCTACCCGCGCTTTTAACGCTTCTTCATCAGTCATTCAAAGAGCTCTTTTGTTTGACACTACAAAGATAAAGAAATTGTTATCACAAACAAAACTTTTGATAACAATTTCTTTATCACCCTAATTATTTAACAGTTACATACCCAAAAGCTATTAAATCTTCAATAAAATTCTCCGGAGAATCAGCACGAATAACGTTTCCTGTTTGGTCGCGATATCGGTCGGCAAAGTTGAACATATATTCCTGATCGGTACATTCAGAATCAAAACGACTACCTTCCCGAAGTTTGGTTACAAAATCTGCAGCGCAGGTGGCGGTTATTGTGCCGCCATCCTGCAATAAGTAATTTCTATTATTCATTATCTACTAAGTTTTTTCGTTCTAAGTTTAAAGTATATTTTTTGATCATCTGTCAAGAAAGGCAGATTCTGAAGCGTTGTTCCTGTTTCAACTTTCGCCTGTTGCGCAAAGGTAATCATTCGGCCTAAAAAAAGAACCCAATTACTCATCTTTGTGAAGTTCGTAGAACCGCTATGTTGGCGAAATTCTATCGTCCGGTGGCGGGCGTAAGCTTCAAGGTTTACTTTATGATAGCGGTCGTTTCCAAAAGCTGCCCGAAGGTCGTCGAGCGTATTTGCCTGCAGTATTCTTCTTTCAGATATTCTGCTTAAGCTTTTGCAATATTGGTTGTCTCTGCGTGTAGCTGGCATGAAAGCGTTTATTGTGTTCTCTATATTCTTATAACTAAGTGCTAAGTTCTTCCAAGTGTTCATGTTGAAATCCGCTGCATCCATGTGGACGTGTAATCCACAAGATTCATTAACTTTTGCGTTGCAAAGATCAAGTACCCAACACACTTTCTCAAGTTCTCTCAATCCGCTTTCTCCTTCCAATATTGGGCTTACCAGTTCAAAAGTATTGTTGCCATAAAGACTTGCGTCCGTTACCAATTTCCAATGTGCGCTTGTATTATGGTTGTATCCTTCAACTGCTACGTTTATTCCGGCTTCCTGAAGTTCGTGAGCAAGGTGATCGCGAGTGCAGTTGTACGCTTCGATCTCAATTCCGAAACGGCGGTTAAAGGTATAGTCTATTTCAGGTAAAAAAGTGGTTGTGCCAGTTGCCGGTGCAAAGGTTCCGGCTTCAAGCATCTTCTTATATACGTTTTGTACAAAACCGTAATTTCCGTTTGTTACAAGGTCTGCAACCTGGCGGCGGGTTAATCCTAAAAGAAGCAATTGTTGTATCTTGCTAGTCTTTGTTATTCTCTGATTTAAAATGTTGGTAATTTGCTCGTTCATAATGCTTTATCCTTTATTTTTGTACTTCAAAGATAACACAATAACCTTGGACAGCGTAGCGATAATCAATTTATTATCAACCACTTAGCTTTGTTTAGCTTGAGCTAAAAAAGGATTAAAAACACAGAGAATAAGCACAAAAAAAGCCCCCGCCGAAACGAGGGCTCGCCTGCCTATGACAAGCAAACTTCTACAACGCAAAGATACTATATCTTTCGTGACCTATATATCAGCCGGCCAACAATAATAAGCACAAACAACAGAATAATGCCCATAGCCCATCCGCCAAGCTCCATCCTGATAGCTTGCCAGCGAGACAGTTGTTTTTCAACCGGATAAGGAACTTGTACCGAATTATTTTCAAATACAGTATCAGTCTTATTGAGGTATACATATTTATAAATGTACTTATATTTATACTGGTATACGGTATCTCCTTTGACGAGTACATAGATGCTATCCTGCTGATATATGCTGTCATGCCGGATGCTGTCACGCGTCTTGTATTCCGTCCTGATTGTTTCTACCGGTACATATTGAGTTCGGCATGAAGCAAACCATATTCCCGACATCAGGAACATGGTTATATAGATTAGCACTTTCATGGTCGGATCACTGTATTACGCAAGAAGTTGGCAAACTCGGAACGAACATCAAAGCAGGGGCAAGCCTTGATATATTCACGTGGTTCAACTTCACCTGAACCATCCAAATCAAGAGATGTATCCCGATGCCCTAAAACTTCAATGATGGGATATTCCTTGCAGAGTTTAGCAACCAATTCACGTAAGGCTGCTCTTTGAGCCGGAGTACGGGTATCGGCCGGATTTCCGTTTGCATCTAGTCCACCAATATAGCACACGCCAACTGAATGTTTATTATACGAAGATTCCGAAAAGCCCTTTGTATTACAATGTGCCCCGTCGATACTTAACGGCCGTCCATTTTCTACCATTCCATTCAGGTCAATAACAAAGTTATATCCTATCTGATTGAATCCACGTGCCTTGTGCATACGGTCGATGTCTTTAGCCCGCAAATCTTGTCCAGCTCTCGTTGCTGAACAATGAATAATAACTGCATCAATTTTCTTCATTTTTTGTCCTCCTTATCTTTGGGGTTAAGTATAATTCTTAATGAACAATCACTTTTATAACACTTCAATCCTTTATAATAAATCAGTTTAGATTTAAGCTCCGCAATCTCATTACATTTAGAGTTTATCACTTCTGTATGCTCACGGGAATCACTCTGTACCTTTGCTAACAAATCAAAATAGTCTGTTTGAAACTTCGTCAACTTGGCAAGTAAATAATCATATTGATCTTGTTGCAAATCAATATCTTTATGCTTTGCTTCAGATGTAGCTGCACTAGCTTCTGCTCTCAACTTATCTCTTTGAGTCTTATAATAGATGAATTGGAAAATATTAATGCCACTCAAAGAGGTCACCAAAACACCTAATAACCAATCTACCATCACTCGCGGACAATTAAACGTTTCAAATCAAATAAATCGCTTCCTTCCCTATCGAACATCATCGTCCAGCCAATAGAGGCAAATTCTTTTGCCACAAAGGGGCGAATCTGGCATGATCCGGACAATTCTTTTAGCCAGGGAGTACTTCTCTGATCAGAGGTCATCGCAACTCGTAGCTGTTGCAGCATGGCGAGTGTACGCTTTGATTGTATCGCTTCCTCTATCAAGTCCATTTCGGCAGATTTTGCAGCGATGGTAACAGCCATTTGCACTTCATCCTGAATGCTATTCTTCTGATCACGTTTAGACATAATATCACCAATCTCCACAAACAAATAGGTTCCGGAGAGAATGCGATCAACATTCTGTTTTACCGAATCAAAACTCTGCCCAAAAATATAGTAGTCCAATCCTCGGATCCGGGAAGAGTTAGACAAACTTTTAATTTCCTCCTGAATTGCTACGTATTCAGGAAGTTCACTTCGTCCCTTTGCAAAGAGCTCAATCACCTTACTATGATTCGGGAATTGAGCATAATATTTGAGAATCTCGAAAATCATATAATTTGTTTTATTAATGAAATTGGTAAACCTGTATTCTTAGCGATATCCACAATAGGCATTTCCGTACTCCCCATGCTCTGCACTGCTTCTATCAGTTTTTTACGCAAAATTGTAAGATACTTGATTATGTTCATTTGCTCAACCGTCGAAATATCCCCTAATCCATCATTACTCAAGTTATACAATGATTCAAGTGCACCGGTTGTTATAAGACTTTTCTTTTCACTCTCACCGGCAACTAAGACCCGGAACTGTGTCTTTGAAAACAGATAATTAACAAACGAAGAGAAATTGAATGCAATACTCTGCAAGGTTTCTGAAGATAGTCTTTCAAATAACTTAGCTAATGTATGTGCAGATTCCGAATCATACCGTCCTGGATGATACAAAATAGAGGCTAGAAGGGGCAGCATCTCTTTATTACACCCTAACAGGGAGCGAGCCTCTATAAATTGTAAAGCTGTAAGAGAACAAGTTAGCTGATTGAAACTTGTATCGATACTATACCCAGGATACAATTTCCTTTGGATGGATACATAAGGAATTAATTGCACACAAAAGCAACTATTCAAAACGAACTTATAATCCAGTTTTGAGAGATACCTGGCAATCGGTAAGTTCAGTCTTTCCGGAGGCGTCTTCTTCGCTTTAATAAAATCATCTTTAGACAAATCCTGAAGAGCAGCATCCTGTTCCGGATATGTAACACGAAAAATGAAGTCTACTTGCTCTCCTAACCAAGCTAAGTTTGACAAGGTCTCTTCATCTTTAGCTCGAGCAAGTGATCGCGGATTCCATCCCATTGCACGGCAAACATGCTTAATCTGAAGCATACCCGGTGAAAGTTTCCCCTTTGTGACTAAGTCCATATCTCCCATAATACCTTCAAACAGTTCCGGAGTCAATTCCTCCCATGCGTTCGGTATTCCAAACTTTTCCTGATGTACACAAAACTCAATCATGGCATTAATTGTATTTTATCTTCCGGTTGATTGAATGAAGTTTCAGTCTCAATATCAGTATCCTGTGGATCAGATAATAATAAGTCGATATCTTTAATCAAGCTATTGGCCTGTTCCTGCAACTGAACAGATAAAGAAAGCAGTCTCTCCTGTTCATCCCTTCCGGATCTGCTTGCTTTTGAATCATCAAAAAGATTCCGGATAGTGGAAGGAAACTCCAAGATATCAAACCTTGTTAAGGCAACAGCTACTACCTTCTTTGCAAGTGCTCGATTAATTAATGACAGGACGGATGGTTTCTCCTTTGCACGTTCCAGGTAACCGGTTAGATTCTCCTCCAAAACTTCAATCTGTATCGGAATACAGCGAAAGAAGAAGAGATATGATAAATCAATGCAGTACAAAAGATCGAATTCTTCTGTTGTTTTTATCTGCAGTTTATCAAGCATCTTATAATACCTGGTTTTATCCCACCCTAAGTCCTCGGTACTATTCAGGAGCGCAATAAGGGAATCCATAGCATTATAATAATTCTCATAATAAGCCCTTCTTATAGCTTCCTGTTCAGACTTGTAGATATCAATATTCGCTTTACGTTTACGAAGTACATCAAAGACTGTATCATTGGCCATCGTTAGATTAGCCAACGCTGTTCGGAGGTGATCGTATAGTTCACCTGCACCTTTTTTAATGATATTATTATATACAGGAACACTCACAATATTCGCAATTCTCTTATAAGCGGTAACTGCATGACTATTAAGTAGCGGAAGGTTTGTGTTCGAGTCAATACCAGGCACGAACTCCGCAAATCCGGAGATGTCTGTAAATAAGTCTTTCAGTATCATGATTGCTGTTTATTTAGTCGTTCATTAGGAGTTACTTCTTCTTGCCGGCTAGGTGTTTCACGATAGAAACCAAAGCGATATCCTTGCTTGTATAATTCAGGAAAGTTTATCTGAATAGCCATATTAAAAGGTTCAGAGCATATTTCATCATCCGGAGTTAGCGACATCAGGTAAATCAAATAATTATAATATACGTCAGCTCCAGACTTTGAGATGACCCCATCCTTGGATACACTAGATATAGACGAATCAAGACCAACAGAAGAAAGTAGCACTTCATCAGCACGCTTGTCATAAGTAATAAGAGCGTCAATATACTCTTTGTATTTCAAATCCAAAACCTCAAACTTCCACCGTTCCTCTTCACCGGATCCGGTTTTGAAACTAAGAGTTGCATAAGCCTTTCCCTGGTTGTCCGCCCCGGAAAGATACTCACTAATATTACGAAGTTCTTGCTTGAGATACATTAGAAAATACGACTCCTTATAGGTAGTCCCGATATCAATCCCATTATAAGTTAACAATGACTCATTCTTTCTTTTCCGCTCTTGATTTTCATTGCATATTTTCGTTATCTGTGCACGTTTTGATTCTGCCCATGCATTCGGGATGATAATATGAATTTTAGCAGCTAATGAATTTCTTAAGAAAGAGTTTATGTAATTAGCCGTATCGTTTGAGCCCTTGATATAAGCTTTTGTCCCTTCATGAGTTTCATTTACACCATAGAATTCACTAACCGATTTTTCTCGATGATGGGATATTGCAGCCCATTTAATGTTGCGAATATCACTAAGCACCAAACGTGGATAAAACAAATATTTAGAAACCCCATAACTCCAACGTCCAACGGCAATATGAGTGAAGTCCTTATAATTGATCAGTTCTGTGACAACATCCCTTTTTTGTGTGGCCAACCGACACCGTCTATTCTCCATCAACTCAAGACCGGCTACTGGTAATTGCTCCCCGATACGGTTACCAAGCGTCATGCGCCATTTCACAAAGTAGTCACGAAAGTAATAGTAGTTCTTTATATTTCCCTTAGCCACCTCTTTATAATCAGACTCTAAACCACGATCCTTCCAAGATTCTAACCAAGTAGTTATTTCGGGACAGTCCGTCCATTCTTTAACAAGCTTCCCGTTCTTTATGCTCTTAATGTATATAGCCGGCCCGAGCCCGTACAGCATGTTAACTTGTTTTGTTATCAACCGAGGCAATAAACGATTCTTCTTGATATCGCTCTCCACTTCTTCGCACTTCATGTTATTCGCTCCACGTGAACATACATTGAACCCTCCAATTGATTGCCAATTGTAGTCTGCAGGAAGAACAGTATTTGAATTAACGAAGCCCGGATCCTTTAACCCCGCTGCAGGATTCGTTCCTAACTGAAAGGAAATAGTGCTTCCGGTATCCACATAGCAACCATAATTTCCCAACATCTCTAAACTATCACTCATAACCAGTCTATTTTATGCAATTTATATCCATCTTGAGGAAATCCCATGTAACGAATAAGTATACGATAACACATCTTAGGGTCACCATTCCCATCATTAAAGAGGAAGAAGTTCTCACTATCAATGCTGAATCGTTCTTCCGGAAGTTGTGTCCGGAAAGTACAGCCCTCCCTCACAACCAACTTCTCGGAAGACTCCCCTTTCTGCCTGGAGTAAGGGAAGAAGGCAATGGTAAAGCAGCCGTTTGGCAACTTAGACAACTCCTTTGCCCATTGCAGTGCGCCTATGCCTGTCATCGTCGTTTCCATGCCCGAAATTATCGTTTTCCTCCCCCTCTCGAAAGGACGTCCCCAGGGGTCTGTCATATTTCCTGACAAATGTGTTTTTTTGCACCTCAAATCGGTTTTTCAGCGGGGCGTGGAGAATTTCGCCTCTCGATTTTTCTTATTTTTGTTTTCAAAATGTCTTTTGGCTGATAACCCGCATTTTAGATACCAAAGCAATGTCAAACACATAGTATTATACAAAATTCGGAACTTACTATATCACTCTAACAAATACATTATACTACTAAATTCTCGGGCAAATCATCCGGTATGTTCCTTAATTCACTTTGTATTCTGTCACCATATAGCCCGAAAAGCAAGTAAATAAGTGCAGAAGGAAGCTGTGTTGTTAGTCCTGCCTGGTGCTTTAACGGTACTTTAACTTCTGAGGACTTATCTAGCTCAATACGCCCGTCTGTTTTCTTAAGTGGAGATAAAGGAATAGCACTACAAAGGTTCGGGCACTCGTTCTCATCTATCCGGCATACAGGTAATGAGTTACTTCGTTCACCAAACAAGAGCAATAAAAGTTTAAATTGCTGCCAGTGGTAAATAATAGACTGTCCTTCGTTCATGAGTTCAACTGAAAAGCCGTAACTCTCTAATTCTCTTTTCAATATACGAGCATCAGAAGTTATTTTTTCGAGGTCCTCCCGGCGTTTATTGGCCGCCCGGTCGTGATAAAGCACAATCTGTTTATTAATTGCATCAGTTCCGAAAAACTCAAAGATTTGCTTTGCCAGTTCCGGCTGTTCTGCCGGATAGTAGCAAGTGAATTCTTTTAGAACCCGGAGTTCATGACCATAATCTTTCTCTTGAGCAGCAACAACGCTGGAAAAGTGTCCGGGGTCGTAACCTAGAAGAATCCGTTCACGTTTATCATAGTACTTCAGATATCTGGAGGTTAAAACAAAGTGTTCACGCAAATCTAACTTCAAAATTGATTCATAGCGATATCCATCAGAGAATTGATGTTTGTCTTTTCGATAGTTTGCGAAGAATTTATTAACGACTTCCTTCTTCCGGATTGCACAAATAGAAGTCAGGAACTCATCAATGTCAAGTGATTCTAACTGGGTACGGAAAAACTTAGGCCCAAGTATGTCTTTATTAGCGAAAGAAGAAGCACGGATATAATAACTCGCATTTCTACGCATATCCGCAAGGCGTGGCTTCCAAGTTGCTACAACACGTTTCGCTTTTTCTGTTTCCAAACGTAGGGCTTCAATGATAACAGGATTCTTTTCCTCTCTCAACCGGTGATTGTTCCGATATATTTTATATAAAGCAGCATGTAAATATAAAGCAGCGGACGCAATCTCATCAATAAGCTCCTGATTGACGTTATTCTCATATTCTTCATACCAATTATCTTCTCCTAAATCCAAGCGGGCGGTATCCGACACACCTGTTATTCCCTGATAATAAGGAGACATTCGAATAGAAGCCGAAGAACCACGTAAAGACGGGAACAAACGAGTCTTTAACTTCTCTCCTTTATTGTGTTTCATTTCCTCAACAAAGGCATGAACACCTGATCGGCCGGCTACGGATTCCGGCTGATCAGAACTCACCATCTGAAGATGATGACCATCACGAAATAAGATACTATGCTTTGGATAAGCAATCGGATATCGAGGTTTTCTGAAGTGAGACGGTATTTTTGATTCACCTACAATATAGTCAATACCATATTCAAGCATGGAGCGCCGTCCATCACCAACTGGTTTGGAAAAATACGCCTGAATATTAGGCCAAACATTTGTCATGAGTGCTACGTATGTTTTATGAACCAAGAACGAAAGTTCCCCAGGCATATCGTTAGCTACTCGAATAATACGTGGCCCCATGACCCCTTCCGTCTTGCCTGTCGCACGGCCGGCTTCGACAATAAGCACATTTGAATCAATGGCATTCGCTCTGATCTGCATTACATTCTGATAACATTCTTCAAAAGTTGCAGTCAAGTCAAAAGTCGTAGAACTTGCACTAAGCGATTGCGATGATTGTGAATAAAGTTCTATTCCCATATTACTCTCCAGTTTCTTCAGGTTCTACAATTTCGGCTTCCTGAATATCAGCATCACGTAACAAACGTTTCTTATCCGCTTTTTCAATAGGAAGAGAATCAATAAGGTTGATATAAAACCCTTCATTGTTTTTGCGAGCTATTTCTTTTATTGATTTCTTTTGGAAACCAAGCTCTTCCGGAGTGAGGTTCGGAGAGATCAGGAATACGATGCCAAGATCGCGGTCTGCTTCCGCTATTTCTGAAGCTCTACGCCGGCACTCTAAGGCTGCGTTGTAACATTTCTCCTGTGTCTTGTAATCTCCTCTTACAGCGCATAATTTCGCTAAATCTTCGTATTTGTCTGCGTAATTAGATTCCCAGACCTTGATAGATACATTATTGTCGATATTAAAGTAGTTGATAGCGGCATAGATACGGGCCTTACAGGTACGCTCATCAATATTAATCTGCTGCGAAGCATTAATCCTCTGCCGTAACAGCTTGGCTGCACGAGTAATATTCCTCTCATACTCAAATATCTCTGCAGCCCATTGCAACTGCTTTAAAAATAGCCGAATCTCCTCCGGAATTCCTGAACAACATCCAGTTGTCAGAAACTCCGAAATCAGATCCGGATGTATTTTATCAAGGTGGTCTAATTGTGTCATACTCCAAACAATTGTTTCCGTAGGTCTAGTTCAACACGTAAATTTTTATGTTCTTCCAAGGTATTGATAGCATCAATATCTCCAGCTTCTGCCTTTTTCGCCAGTTCCGCATCAATATTGTATTCTCCTAGAGCACGTCCATTGTTGTATGCATCATAATATACATCTCCAGTAAGAGTGATCCGGACAATCAACGCTAACTTCTCCTTCCCACGAAGTCCAAGAAGGTTGCAGATACGTTGCGGTGTGTATCCAAGTGCGCCAAAAGTGCGCACCTGGGATACATATTCTTCACCGATTTGAGTGATCTGATCTACATCAGAGGTAGGTGTCAACTCGTTTTTCATACAATAAGTTTTAGAGTTTCTTCTGCAGTCATCAATTCCTCACCACGGATCAACCGGATTGCCTGCTCTGGGAACATTGCCCGATATCGGGATACAGTTGCAGATACATAGCGTGGATCTATTTCTATCGCATGACAAATTCGATCCGTCTGTTGGCAAGCCATAAGTGTAGAACCGGATCCGGAGAAAAAGTCTACTACAATTTGTCCGGGTGCACTAGAATTACATATAGGATATGCCATTAGTGCAATTGGTTTCATAGTGGGATGGATGGCGTTGCGTAGTGGCTTATCGAAGTTCCAAACTGTTGTCTGTTTCCGATCCGAGTTCCAAAAGTGACCGGCTCCCGGTTTCCAGCCATAAAGACAAGGCTCATGTTGCCATTGGTAGTCCTGTCGTCCCATGACCATTGAGTTCTTTACCCAAACGCAACATTGTGCAATTTTAAATCCAACTTTCCGGAGGGACGCACGAAAATTCTCACCCTCACTATCAGCATGAAATACATAATAAGAGCCACCCGGTTTCAAGACTGAAAACATGACAGTAAAAACTTGGCGGAGGAAAGTGGCAAACAAATCGTTTTCCATCGAGTCGTTCTGAATCGTCAGTTCATCTTCTGTCGCTCCTTGGTAAGCAACATTATATGGGGGATCTGTTACAAGTAAGTCAGCATATTGACCATTCATTACTGCAGATACGTCCGCTTTGGAACGACAATCCCCACACATCAGCCGGTTACTGCCTAGTAGCCATATATCACCAGGCTGAGCAAAAACAGAACCTGGAGAGTCTTCTTCATCTGAAGGAATAGAAAATTCAATATTATCTTCCTGAATGCCTTCTGATTCATGTTCCTGGGTAAACAAAGGAGTCCCAATAGAATAATCGACAGCTTTCACTTCATAACCGAGGTTAAAACGCTCCATCGTATCAGTATCTATATTGTACTTTTTAAAAAGTAATGTATCAGGATTCTTTGTGGCAAACTCCGAATTATAAGCTGCTATTTCTTCTACAGCCTCTTTTTTATCTGCAGCAAAGATTGGTTCGTAAGGTATTTCAGGTATTGTAAACCCTGATTTTCGCAATGCTAGTAATGCTTTGCGTCTCTGATGTGCATCAATGATCCACAATTTTCCATCCGGATCCTTCCAGGCTTTAAATGCATACTTGAAACCACGGGTGATAATAAGCATCTGTAGTTTCGATAATTTATCAGGATCCGATTTCTTAAAATCCTCCTGAAGCTCTAAGAACGAATCCAGCGGGGCGGTCGGTAGGCCACCCAAATTAAATACTTCTATTAGCTTTTCCATAATCTACTTTGATTCTTCGAGAATTGATTTAAATAAGGCTTCTCGGTCACGAAACCGACGAAGGTGTTCTTTATCTTGCGACCGTTTATCTTTGCGTTCAGGCCGTTTTAGAAAGGATTCGTATCTGCGAATGTTATCGGAACAGTTCTTATACCGGCGAAGGAACTCCAAGGGGTCGGACGCCCGTAAACGTTCCAATTCAGCTCTCTCCGATCGATGAACAATAAGCGGATGCTTATACCGAAACATTCCAGTGTCGTTGTACGTTTGCAGCTCGGAGAATGCTAGTAAGTTACGGATCCGGAGTTCAGCCATATCAACGACTGCACGCCTTGTCGGTTTCTTATCCAGCAATTCATCGAGCTGCTTCATCTTTTTCCAAGTCACCACACGATCATTATACAGTATCGTAGCTATTTGGACGTTTTCGTCTTCGAGGTTTTCCCAGTCGATTTGCGGGTACTCTTCGTGCTTTTGCTTTTTGGAGCTACCTTGGTAGGTTCTTTTTTTTTCTCTTCTTCCAAGGCTTGCTCTGCCTGTTCCGCACGGTCTTCGGCTTCAACTCTTGCTTCCTGTTCCGTTTCAAGCTCTTCTTTCAGTTCCTGGTTCTCTTGCTCTAAAACTTCTGTTTGTTCTTCCGCTTGAGATGCACGTTCCTCTGCCTCTTGTTTTTCTTGCTCACGAAGTTCCGCTTCAGCCTGTTTTTCGTAAATCTCAGCATCGATTTCAAAAGAGTTTTTTTCTTCTTGTACAGAAGTTCCCTCTGTTCCTGACTGATTTTCCAAACAAGTTGCTGTGTTTCCTTCATGGGATTCTTCAGCTTTTGAAGAACAGACAGGAGTGTCTCCTGATCTTTCTGGATTGTCAGATAACAGCTGTTGAGAAACAGCAAGTGCGTTTCTGGCTTCATCACTATTTCCTTGAGTGTTCCCTCCTGGTTGAATCTCTGCTCCAATACATGCTCCACCGCTATCAGGTATATTCCCTTCTCCATTTTCTTCTTTAGCTTTTTCAATTTCACGACGATTTATCCGGATGGCTTCCTTTGACTTTAAGTCTAGCAATGTATAAAGGATGTCATCCGCATAACGTTGCGGGTTACGGGCAAACATCTTGAGTTTAGGATGTGCCGGAGCAGTTGCCTGAAGCAGACTTAAATCTGCTTCAGCTGCCGCTGTATTACGTAACTCATTAAAATATTTCGTTTTCTCTTTAAATCCGTACATAACTTACGCTGTTTGAATTCTACTTCCAGAAACCTCAATAAGAGTGGCAGGGTCTAAGACTCGGAATGTAATGGAAGAACCGGCCTTTGCAGTCCATGTTGCTCCATCTTCCAAAATAAACGTCGGGCCATCGGCTATTGTAGCTGCCTTATCAGTTCCAGTACCGGTCAAGGTGATATATCTACCTTTATCATTATTTGTCAAACCTGAAGCTGCCTCAACTGCATAAGTTGCTGCTGTTCCATTTGGTATCTCATAAGAATTACTTGTAGCTTTAATAGCCAAATCTTTAGTCCCCGCTGCATGCACCTCTGCTGGAGCTTTTACAATATCACCAACATATTTATAGTACTGTGTCACAGAAGTACGTTCAAAAGTGAAGGTTATATAACGGCCATCTTTGTCATTTTTTGCTTCATAAGTTTTCAAGACCATTGGCCTATCATATTCTCCTAAGATATACCATTGATCTTCACCAATCTCCTTAAATAAAATCACAAACTTACCGCCGGCATGTTCTTCTGTAAAATTCAGAAGCTGATCCCTCATACCGCCCATGATTGCTACAAATTGGTTCGTACCAGAAGTCGTTATATCTCCTTTCTCCCCATTGCCCACATAAGTCGGAATATCATGTGCCTCAAAATATTGCATATATTGTCCCGGGAGCATTGGTATTGTCGCGACCTCTCGATTAGCATTAGGCTTAGGAAATTTCACATTCGAATTGATTTGATGAACATCAATCAAATAAATCTTATAAGCTATATTCGAGCCATGGGTTACTTTATCAGAAACGTCATCTATGCTACCAATGGCCATCATAGAAGCCAAAGATGTTCCTGAGAATCCTGTCATGCAAAACATTGAATGATCAGGATCCAGGAGCATACCAACAACAAAAACAATGGCAAAAAGAAGTGCAAGAGATAAAAAGAGTCTTACCTGCATTTTACGTGCATATTGATTCCCTTTTTTATAAGGGTTACTTATTTTTTTAGCTTTCATAAAAATCAATTTTGTAGTTAAGAAAAAAGGGTGGGCAGAACTCCCACCCCCTGAAAACAAACACCTATAAAAAACCGAAAAGAACTATCTTACTCCAGGAAGATTCGGTTGCAAAACTGCATTGACAGTACGAACTCCTCCTACACACCGTTCCAGTTCACGGAAATTACCGTCTTTATTCAAAAGAACAAGGATGTAATCCCCCTCTTTTGTCGGAGTATAGTTTGCTGTGATATCGGCAAACTTTCCGGACTTCGAGATAGTAGAAGCGTTAGTTTTAGACCCGCACTCAATAAGATATCCAACACCTGCTTTCGCATTTTTAATATCAGTGATTGCAGTTGCTTTTGTATTTTCTGAAGTAACCTGCCAAAAGCCCTGTTTTGCATCGACAATAGTTGCGTCTGCTGCCACATCAACAGAAGGTTTATTCATGAATATCTGCTGCCATTCATAGTTATTATCGACGAGTTCTTCATGCGTTTTGAAGCGACGACCTAAAAAAGCAGCTGCAGTACCTTCTTTCCAAGTAGACCAACACTTTACCATTTCCATGTCATCCTTAGCTTTGAATGCCATCATTTCACCAGGAATGTATTCCAAGAACTGGAGGTTCCCTGGTATGTCGAGGAACATTAGACAACTTTGTCCCAAATAAGGAAGCCACTTAATATGAAGTGTCGTATCAGGAACAATATTCAAATAGCTATCAGGACCGGTAAAATCAAGGTCTTTACCATATTTCGCCCGACAACCTTCTTTCCACCAAGTCTGATGCAGACTATTAAGGTAAATAACGTGCTGATCCAAATCCATGTCTTCTGTACATTTTTCGATGATGTCAGCAACAAACTCTCTCACTGCATCCACCATATTTTCTTTTGTATAGACACGATAAGTCTTATCGTCATGCAATAGAATTTTATTCTCGTGACAATAACGGATCAGCGTATAAATAATACCTGTGGAAGCATTCAGGAAATGAGATGGAACACCCTTTTCCGGAGTGGCGTAAATTCCACGAATTCGACGCTTGTTTTGTTCAACTTGAGCCGTTTCCAGAGAATTGACAATACAATATTCAATCAAAGACCACTTGATCGGATCAGAGCCTTCTTTATTGAGGTAACCAATATACATTCGTTCCAACTTCTTCATTGGCCCGAACTTCATCTTGATCATTGCATCGTCAACATGCCCCATTTCGTTTTCAAGCTTCATACCGCCCTTCCAAACTTCACCTTCTTGCCATCCCTGAGATACTTCATCAAAGAAAGTATTGAAAACTAAGTCATGATCTTGAATACCATAACGGATCGGAAAGAACTGAGTTAAATCACGTGCTTTCAGTACATGTGCAATCAATGCATCTTGGCGGCGAATTACATATTGATCACCGACTTTAGCATCACCAACACCTGCAAAATCAGTAGCAAACTCGCCAGCAGCCAATTTCACGGGGTCAAGCAAATGATTCTTATTCAGATATTCATAACGCTTGGCAAGAGATTTAGAGAAAACTGACACTTCTTGAAAGAAAGACTTCTCCTCGCCTTCTTCGATGTTAGTAGAAGAGTAATCCGGATTTTCGGCTATCTTATTCCAACGTTTCGACATGTCAAACATAGGAACTTCAATGCCAAACAGGTATTTGGCAGTAGTGCCAGGTCCATTGATTCTCATTGTAGTAGGAGTTGTTACAACAGCAGCTGCAGTATCTTCTGCTGTTTGCTCTGTCATTGTTTTCACTAGCTTTTGTAATTCACCATTTTGCTTTGCAACGTTCTTAGCTAATTCAAGAATACCTTCTGGAGTAGCTTCCGATTGAGTTACCGGACTTTCCTCTGAATTAGCAGTCCCTTCAGTCTTTTCCGTAGAAGGTACAATACCTGCCAGTAACGCTTGCAACTGGTTCATTTCTTCCTGAGACATTGGCTGCCTAGAGTCAGCATCCATGTCCTCTCTGAGAGTTGCTTGAAACTCTTTCTGATAACGGGTAGCAATCGCCGCAATGTCCTCAGATGCAAGTTGTTTATCTGCCGCTTTCTGGGATAAATCCAAAAGCTGTAAGACCTTTCGAAGTTTTTCTCTAAAATTCATAATTAATTAATTGTTAAATTAGACATACTGATTTATTTTATTTCGGAGGGAAATGCTATCCAAGTATTCCTGTCCACGTGAATTTGCGTGGGCAATAGCTTCAGGAAGGGTCATCACAGAATCAATTAACCCTTTATCAATCGAATGTTGAGCATCAAATGTTTCACCTTGGAATACCGGATCATCGTCAGGGAGATTGGCAAGTTTAGGACGAGATGATTTTACTTCATTTAAAAATTGAACGGTAAGTGGATCAAGAACTTCTTTAATATATTGTTCCGGATGCCCAGCACGTAAATCTTCAAATTTCTTATTCTTGAGTGGAGATAGACTCGATTTCTCTTGAATTAGTTTTATTCCTAACTTCTCATAGTAAGCAGAAAAGTCATAAAAGCTGATCATAGTACCAATACAACCGATTTGATCATTCTTCGTCAGCGCATGTATTCCATTCGCACTATGACAAGCAATATAGTAACCGGCAGAAGCACAATACTGCTCAACTAAGACTTCTACAGGTTTCTTTAGTGAGTGCATTGTTTCCGACAACCGGTCTAAATACCAAGCTTCACCACCACCGGAGTTAATATGAAGGAAATGCACAGATATTGAAGGGTTGCTCTCTGCAGCAATCAAATCCCTCTCAAATTGCTTTGAAGAGAAATACCAGGATGAATTAGATGTAATTGTACCCCAAATACGATGATAAGCAATTGAGCCTTCAGGCAGTTCCTCGGATGAGAAATCATTAGTCAGGCTTATACTCTTAAGTTCTGCAGTACATGCTATTTCTCTTTTAAGTTTAGCCACTGCTTTATCTACCTGGTCTTTATATGTCGGAGGATCCGATAAAAAGAAAAATGATCCTGGCACTGGATTCTTATGATCCAGGAGGGGAAAACATTCCATCATGGCAGCAGCATAAGCTTCTGCCGTGATGAAGAGTTTCGATGTAATAAGTAAGTTACGAAGAAATGTCCTATTCATTGTAGCGCATCTTTTCAGCGAAGATAGTTCGTCGAAAGAAGGCTATGAAGGACCGTTTACATACATGAAAATGGGGAACTAAGCATTTTACAAGATATTTTCAAAGTTGCAGTGTTCAAGTTTGCAGAAATTGAAACCAAAGCCGGGATATCATTCGTACCTATTACAACATCACTTTCTGAAGAATCACGCAAATAAACAATAGCAGATCTAACAGTGGAAAATTCCCGAAGAGTATCCACATCCGGAGTTTCAATCGTAATATCTTTGCTACAATCGAACAATTTTCCAGATGCCGATTCAGCAATAGTAGGAACAAAAGAAAACGGATCAGCAAGAAAATGATATTCTTCTTTCTTCATTCTTCCTATAGGTTTCACTCTTAAATAGATAGATAATTCTCTCATAATCATATAATTATTTGATATTCAACAAGTTCGCCACATAGCAGACATTTTTTCGCTATTTTGGGACAAAAAAGGCAGTTCGGTCGGCTGTTTTTCAGCCATTTTTTAACCTCTTTTTATATTCTCGACGTATTTTCCTTTTGCGTATATTTTCTCTCCACCGATAGAAGTTTTTTAAAAGCGCATCCTCAGAAATAGAATCAATACAATACGAACACAGGAAATGATGCACAACATCTAGGTTGTTTAAAAGGTGTCCATTCATATCATTTTCATCCATCGCAGTGTGAAGTTCACGGTTAAACATCCGCCGCACCTCTTTCTCTATCAACCGCACGGAATTAGGAGAAAGGAAATTATAAACTTCAGGATCCTTTCCAATTCGTCTTTCAGGAAGGATAAACGTCAGATTACCATTATCAACAGGAGATTGATTCTTTTGCCGTTTGGCCATCAACGTCCATATTGTATGATAAAGGTCTGTATTGTCTGGTATTCTGAACGCTTCTTCAGAACCATTATTATACTTTCCACGTAAGTATTCAGCCAAATATGGCTCAATATTAATACTAGTCGTAATCATAGTCTTTTCAGTCAAAGGATATTTTTGAAATACTTTTATTGATTTTTGCTTCCAACCGTCCAACCGTCCAACATCCCCTATTACCAAACAAATACTAGTCTAGTTATCAGCTATTTAATATTATAAGGATAATATTGAATGACTGTTGGACGACGTCCTACACATCCAACATAAGGTTTTTAAGTGGCATTTTGTTGGACAGGTCATATTTTATTCTGATGGAATGTAGAAAACAGTAAATCCAACATGTCCAACAACGTCCAACCGAACAACAGCAATGTTGGATATATATATACTACTTTAATAAGATATATACTACTATACTACAGGCATTTACATTTTAAAAAGTTTTTAGGTGTTGGACTGTTGGACTGTTGGACGCTATGTTTTGAAAATTATCTTTTCAAAATTACAGTCTCTTTGCTTTGCATTTTTTTTAAATTTAGGGGGTCCGGGGGATTGGAGGTGATATTCATAAATGATAGGATTGAACACTATTTGAAATGTCAGCTTTATTATAAAAAGAATACTCCTCGACCGGCGGAGCTGGCAGAGGAGTATAAGGCAGAAAATACATCGAACTAAAATGGTAATGGTTGCTTATTATTGTCTGCAGATTCAGAAGGAAGTTCACTTCCAGAACGTCGTAAATCAATATCATACAATTCCCGGAATATTTCATAGTTTAAAGCAATACAGCTAGAATTAGTAAACCTCTTCTCAATCTTTCGAACCATAGTATTATCAACCGCTGCGCCATCTCCGGGATTGCTATTCTCATATCCACCTCTAGGAACCTCTACAACTTCATGCCAATTGAAGCGCCGTGCATGCACACACCCTATATAACTCGGATGAGATCTAAGATTCTGCTCAATGGTAGATTGAGTTGAATCCTCGTTGTTATAAGAGCTACGAGCGAACTGTGTATAAATAGCACTCAAGCGCAAGAATAAGATTTTGGTTCCTGCAGGAAATGCTATTTCCTTCTTCTCTCCTCCAGGAGTCTTAATAGTTATTTTATCAGGTGTATCAATAGTGAAATCTCGATTCTCAATAATTGCCTTTGTATCAATCATTACATCCATTGCTTTAAAGAAAGTAGCAAGCTTATCAGTCTTACTAATCAGTTCAACCTGGAACTTTATTTTGGCACAAGCTATCTTAAAAAACTCTTTGTAGGAAAAAGGCAGATTCATTTTGGTATGGCTTTCGATTAGCTTGCATGTTGCTAAAAAGAGTGATGCTGTCTTCATCAGACGATCTATCTCACCGACATTGTGCAGCTCGATTTTCAATTCATCATAGGCTTGCTGCTTGAGCGTCCTGAAATGCTCCATTACTAGTGGCCTAAGCTTTAATATCTCCAAAAGTACATTCGAAAGCCCTATTTTGTTAGGATCCTCAATATCCTTGAGTTGATTAAACATATCAACCTCCTCCTGAGTACGATTCTTGGGCTTAGGGACCTCACATACTATGATACGGGACATTAGTGCATTATCATCTCTTTGCGGTGTTTCCTGCCCACACAAGACTACGGGAGCATATACCTTATCATTTTCTATTTCTTTGCCTGACGTACCTTTTCTTTTTTGCCGGCCATCACCATCATAAACAATTCCCTTCAATGCCTGAAACTTGGCATCGGATATATCTTTATTATTATACTCATCCAAGACTACCGGAACATCTCTGAAGGTGCTCATCAAAGTAGACATAGCAGCATCTGTACCAATATTGAGGTTAAAAATAGGCACTTTCGGAGATATGAATAAAGAACGAATGGAAATTGCAATTTGTGTTTTGCCTGAAGACATAGGTCCCATGAAAAAAGGAGCGGTGAATAACCGGTCAATGCCGTGTATATTACTACGAAAAGCGCACATTATAGCAAAAAGAATGGCCCACTTTCCATTATCATTGATTTTGTACACCTGATCCATCAGAGAGGCCCATTCGTCGAAACTGCATTGTTTTTCGTCAGGAATATCTTTATATACTAACTGAGAAATAAGTTCGTATTTATCTGATTGCCGGCCGGATCCGGCATATATAGTAGAAAAAGCAGGGAGGTAATAGTTTTTATTATTATGGGTTACAACACCGAGTTCATTGACTGGTTCAAAACGGGGCTGTTCATCCACGACGTGGAATATCCCATTTGAGAAGGCAAAAAACATATTATCTTCCCGGCGTGATGCCCCATCGGTTTGTTGATTGCCATAAGTCGTAATCTCGGAACAGGTAATAAAATGGCGGGACATGTATTCTCGTATTTTAGTCCAGTGTTTTTCTTCTCCAGACGTGAAGTTCACAGCTTCCAACTGGATCAGTTCTTCTTCTATTGTTGCTTTCTTCAAAAGTGCTCTGGATGGAACCTCAATGTAAAGTGGAGTCTTATAATACCTCCGATTTATCTTAAGTACCCGTTTATTAGCTTCTTTGTCATCTGAATAGATATGGAGCAAAGGAGTCATGAAAAAGTCTGCAACCTGCAAATGTCCTCCTTTCTCTTGGCGGAACATATAGCAGACAGGCTCGCCATCCTTATTCAATTTAGGATAGAAACCACACTGTTTATACATCGCACCGTATTCTGGATTATCATCAACATAAACAGGAAGTTCATTCGGATCATAATCTTCTTCCTCGTCATCAGCCCGCTGCGCATTGATAGCCATCCGAGATTTTCTTTTGGCCAGATATGGTTTTAAAATCTCGTTAAAGTCTGTTTTACTGAGTAGAAGGTGTTCGTGAAAGAATTTTGTATTTACTACTCGAACTGAATCCTCTGCATAACTAATCAGATCAGCACAACGCTCAATAAAAGGAGTACTCTCACCTGGATACAGTTTCAAAAATGCTTTATGCAAATAGACATAGTATTTTATAAACGTATAAATTTTATCTGACCGTTGGACTTCTCTGTTATAACCTTCTTCATCCTCCTCATCTTCCACTGGCTGTTCTCCTTCAGGAACAGTCACTGTTATATTTGTCATACCGGCACGGTATAGCATCGCCACAGCTGAAAGATAATCCGATTCATCACCATCTTTATTTATAGACAGCCCTTTGCTATCCGTTGTAAAAAAGGCACATTCACGGCGTATCGCCTGAATATCTGTCGCTGTTGGAACGCCATGCAGAAACAAAACAGGAGTATCTCCATATAATTTGAGGAATAAATCAAAGTATGGTGTAAGTACACATGGTTCTCCTTCATGGCGTACTTCCTTTATTAAGTCAAGGCCATAAACACCTGGTTTAACGCTCTCAATTTTAGGAGCATCCTTTACATTTCGAAGAATATCACGAATCTTACGTTCTATAAATTCTGTATTCAAATCGAACTTTTCAGATATTTTCCTAATATAATTCAATCGCAAAGTTTCTGAAGAAATACAGGCTATCAGATTACAAATAGTATCAAGAGCTTGTTCTTTTGATTCCGGATCATCAAAATCCTTTTCAAAGATACCCGCAAAATATGTGGCAAAATCAGTTCTCCGATTCATCAGCCATTTCGCTGTATTCTCCTTTTCTTCAGAAGCTATATTATCAGGATCCTTTCCGTCAGGAAGGAGAATACATTGCACTGTCAGTCCCGCTTTCAAAAGCTGCTCACAATTCCTAAGCGAAGCTTTTAAACCAGCGTCGTCCGAGTCATAGACAAGAGTTATGTTTTGAGTAAACCTAGATATCAATTTTACTTGCTCCGGAGTAAGTGCAGTCCCTGAACCAGCAATCGTATTTGTAACACCAGCAGCATGCATCGATAAAACATCAAATTGTCCTTCTACCAGATAGACATTATTCATGCGTCCAATCGCCCCACGTGCCTGTAATAATCCAAAGAGCTGTGATCCCTTTTTAAAAACTGGTGTGTCACCAGTATTATGATACTTACCGGCCTTTTCTTTTGGGACCACAAAACGTCCGCAGTAGCCTGTCACATTACCATTAAGATCAAAAAACGGGAACATGATCCGATCACGAAAGTTATCATAAATCCTCCCCTGTTCTGTTTTCTTCAGGACATCAACCTTCGTTAATATAGACTCGGAATAACCGGCTTTCAACATTTCTTGAGTAGCTAGATTTCCTTCAGGAGCATAACCTACAGCAAAGTCTTTTATTACCTTATCTGTTAGACGAAAGCCACGCTGATCAAGATACGCTTGTGCCTCTGGAAGATGTTTTTGAAAGAATATAGTAGCTCCTTTCAATGCGATCCGCATCGCTTCTATATCTTTCGCCTTACGCACTTCTTCGTCAGTAAGCTCCCTATTCTCCAGTTCAATGCCTGCCTTCTTCGCACACCATTCTATGGCTTCTGCGAACGACATATTTTCATGTTCCTGGATAAATTGAATAACATCACCTTTATGATCGCATACAAAGCATTTATAGGTTTGTCTATTTGGACTAACGAACATCGAAGGATGGCTGTCATTGTGAAAAGGGCAGACACCAACGAAATTAGATCCACTTCTTCTTAAAGAGACGAACTCAGAAATGACGTCAACAATATTCAGTGCCGATTTTATCCGCTCAATTTCCTCTTTACTTACCATAATTATTCTTCATTAAACATATTTAATTGCCTTGCTTCGAATGCTTCTTGGAGAGTAAGTCCAAAATATTCGGAAAGCGCAACGTATTCTTGTTGGGTAACCTGTTTGCGGCCATAATAAATGTCCCAAAACCGCATCTGGTTAATGTTTACTTCACTATAAAATTTCCGTGTTGGAGAAAAATTCTCCGGATGACGAAACTTGATACGTAACATCTCTTGTACCAGGTTACGTTTTACCGTTTGGCCAACAACTATCTTCTTACGATGCATAAATAACTTAACGGCTAATGGTGAACGATTGACATGTTCGGCCATCTCTTCCAACGTTTTTTTACCCACGTTTTCCCGTACATAATTTTCTTCTTCCTCTTTCCACTTCCCGTTGTTCATACGATTCTTTCCTCCATACTTGGGTAAAATCTTCATTAAACTCATATTCCGGATGCCTGTATATATAAAGGCAACAGAATTTTATAAATAACTCCTGATTATCCGACGGCACCTCCAATACATCATAATACCTGTTGATCCCCAACTTATCAAGTGATGTATTCACAAGAGCTTCAAATTTGAAGAATTCTTCCGGACCTAGAAGAGACAAATATTGATATACCCAGATCCAATTTACAATTTTGAACTTTTCTAAACTCTCTCTCATAGTTACAGCATTTCCTTTTCAGTTTCCTTCAGCTTATTAAACTCCACAATTGTCTGTAAAGGAAGATCATATCTTCTTTGCCGGGTGTTAGATCGCAAAGAAAAACAGCGGCCAACAGCATCCCATCGAAACTTCTTCTCCTCAATTATCGTTTGTCGATTCCCGAATATGGTCACCTTCTTAGGGATCTTAACTCGTCCTTCAACTTTACGGACTTCCTGGGAGTCTTCGTATTGCATAATCTTATCAATTACATACCCACACGAGAGCATGGTCTGTTCAAAAATATCCTTTGTATGCATACTCTATTTATTTAATTATTGGATCATCATATGTTATATCAGGTGGAAAAGAATTGATATCATTAGTAACTCTACTATTCCATTCTTTTTCCACATTAGAAATTACCTCCATAACCTTTCCTAAAAGAGCTGCTGGGATATCCTCACAGCAGGGATCAATAAAAGATACAAGTCCTTTCTCATCTATACGATACCGTACAAGAAGCTGCTTACGGTCATCTATTTGTTTCCTTCTGCTCATATTAAAATTTTCATGTATAATTTTTATTTTCTAAAAAACCTATCACCACTAATCGACCGTGCTGTATCATCGCCACTTAACCGGATGTACCGGAAAAAGTTTTGCTCACTGCGATGTCCAGTTAGCTTCATTATCTCAAACGTTTTCATTCGTCCTGTCAAATACATGTTGGTAGCAGCACTCCTTCTTGCTGTGTGACTACTTATCAACTCCCATTTTTCACGAGTAACAGTAAACAACTTCCCGCCTTTGGTGAATGAGTAAGTAATCAAGTCATTAAAGCCAATCTCTTTCATTATCACCTTCAGATATTTATTGAAGTACTGGATACACAAACCGCAGGGGACAATACCGTCATACTTTTGAAATATTTCTTTCACATAATCATGCGCCGGAACCTTAACATCTACGTTCGTTTTTTTAGTACGAATCATGATATAATCATTTATTAGGTTTTGACTTGTCAACCTTGAATAATCAGAGTAGCGCAAAGCAGTCAAACAGCCCAATACAAACATATCCCGAATTCGTTCTTTTGCTTTCCGCTTGTCCTGCCCTACAAATTTGTAGTAGTAGATACGGGTAATCTCATTCATTGAAAGAAAGACAGCATTTGTAGGCTCACATTTCAAATCAATTTCATCATAGGTATTGTCTACTGCATAATTGTATTGCGAAGCTCTACGAATAAGAGTCTGTATTTTTAAAATATATCCTACAATAGTGTTATGCCGCAGTCCTTGGTCTTCCAAGTAGATGATGAAATCATCAAGGAATTCAGCCGTTACCGAATTAGTGAATATGTCACAGTCAAACTCTAATGAGAAGTTATCAATGTGTTTCATGATTGCATCGTAAATGGCTGCATAGTGTTCAGACTTCCGTCTGCTGCGCTTTTCAAGAACTTCCCGAATGAAGTCAGTGAAGAATATTCCCTCTAATGGCTTCTCCTGACGAAAGTGATTAATGTAGTCCTTTCTCGCTGTGCGAGTCGGGACCGGTTGTGATAATTGTAATGCTTTGGTCGTATCATTTTAAAGGGTTAATTTTGATTCCATACTTTTTTACCTTTAGGTAGAGTGTATCTACAGCAGGCTTTATTTGCGCATCTATCGTTACATCGGTAAATGAATCTCCAAGCAAGGTATAGTTCTTCAATTGATAACTTATTCCCTGTGTATCAAGCAGATTCTTGAATTGATCAGATTCTAATTCGTTGTCGAAAACATAAGTGTATTGTTCCATTTTTCTACTTTTGAATATCTACTATTTGAATATCCGGGCGATCTAATGCCCACGTTGGTAACTGCTGCATGACCAATATTATTTCTATTTTTGGCCAAAAAAACTGTTCACTTTGTTGGTCAAAAAGCATCTTGCAAAAGTCGTTGTTGATATTGGCCTCTTCTACTACAATGCACTCCGGTAGTCTTTCATTAAAAAGACGTTGCATTTCAGAAAGGGCATTATTACGATTTGGGATGAAGGTTATACTATTTTTTCCTTCAGATATTTTGCGAGCGTAGGTCGTTTTTCCTCGTTTTCCGGTTACTATAATTTTATCCATTTTTACTTATTTTCAATTATACTTCTTTGTTATCGTCTTCTTTTCTTTCCCGCCCATAAATTGCCCGGACTATTTCAGCAGCGTAATGCCCTATTATCGCTGATATAGGTACCATTAAAAACCATGCAAAGTCACTCATTTTTTTATTGATTTGAATGATTCCTTTACTCGTTTCAATGCTTCTATCAAATTATCGACCTGTTCTTCTGTAAAGAAGTCCACATACGCTTCTGAACAATCCTCAAATGGTTCATCCTCGGTATCGTATATTTGCATTTGAGCACTGGACGGAAACATCATACTCTCTGATTTCGTATAACCTAACAGGGCTATGTGTTTGCCGGAGCCAACACGTACTATTTCATTCTCCATACTTATTCCTTTCTATTCTTGTTTTACGCTAATTGATTAAAAAATATTCACTACAAATAAATCCCTTTCGAGGGGTAAAGTCTTTAAATTCACAACTTCTAAAAATCCACTTCTTGTCAGCCCATCCGGCTAAATCCTTTTGCCATTGAGGTATAACCTGACGAGGATTATTTAAGTCCCGGTAAGGCTGACAATGCGGCAAGAACCGACCGCCTTTGTTCTTCCAATGATTGACACGCTCAAACGATTCTTTAAAGTCACTCAATAGAATACAATAAAAGAAGTATTCGCCTTTATATCCGTATTTGTCAATCAGTGACGTAGCACGTTCACATTCGGCAATTTGACCGGGAGTATCACAACCAAAACGAATGCGTTTTATCCACTTTACCTTTGCAAGCAGCCGCGCTATATCATCTGTGACCAAACGAGCATCTAAACCTTGATTGAAGTCTACTCGTACGCCCATGGAGACAATCTTTTCAATCTGCTGCAAACCGTAGTTGGATGCAAGTATGTTGTTATCCATGAGAATCACATTTTTTCGTCTGGCAGATACTTCCACAATATCCATGTAAGGAGAGATGTTTCCTTCTTTAGCAGGTACAACACACCATTTACAACGATTAGGGCAACCTCTTGTCAAAAAGCCATAAGCCAAATTCTTATCAACATTATACAGATCGTAATCAGGAATCATTCTATCAATTTCCGGTAGAAGAACCTTTTTTATATCATACCCTGTACCGCCTTTCTCGAATTGATCGGCATTGATGTAGTAGCCGTAATCCGGTGTAAACGAAAAGACCTTTGCTGAATAAACCTTATCATAAGAACAAAGGGGATTATACCATTCTACATTATCACCTCTTGCCTTGTGCCATGCACTTATCTTCATCAAAGCTAGATTAGGATAATTACTGTCAACTGCTAATATTCCGATGTTCATTACGATTCTTGATTTGAATTAGTAATCATTGCTTTTCAACATTGCCATCACAAGCACCTTTACATTCCCGAAGTACGTCAATGTTTGACCGTACTTGTATGGGTTATAGAATATCTCAATCTCCTTGTACTCCTTAGATACAGCCACAATAAATAAACGATAAAGCTGATATGGGTGAAAAAGCAAGTCACCAACAGTAATTTTAATAATGTTTTCATCTTTGTCTAATAAAGATACAATCATCTTCGGGAACGGATGGTTTTGTTCGTCTTCTCCTGTACCGTCACATAGTGGGCAGTCTTCGGTTCTATAATGAGTATCACGTTCTCTATCTTCGTATTCCCATTCTACATTTCCACTTCCATTACATTCTTTGCATTTAATAATCAGTTTGTCAGCTTCAAATCTGCATCTTGCCAATTCCTTTCCTAAAGTTTCAATATCAACCTTAATACTTCGAAGAGTTTCTTTTTCCATATCAGATACTAGCTTATGCCCATTTGGGTACTTTTCAACTGAATTATACTGTAGAGTCAATTCGTCTTCTGGTATAGATATTAGCACATGTCCGTCAGACGCACAAACTAAACCATCTTTTAAATTCGGGAACATCAATACAGGTCTTGATTCATCATGACCGGTAAATAGCCCTAATAAAAAGTCATTAATTGCTTTCATTTTTATCTTTTTTATTGAGTAATATATTAATAGCCCTTTCTACATCACGCTTGGATATTCCACGAAAAGTATGAGTTTTTATGAAATGTGCCTTTTGAGATAGCAGCATATCCGAGTCATCATCAAGAATTACATAATCAGTAACATCCTGATGTTCTGATAACCATTGTTCTATCTCAACTCCACGACATAAACCATAATGCGTTTCTTTATTTCCATGTTTAAAAGCATACATTCTTGAAGTAATATCAACAATATATTCAGGAACTGGAAAAGGATTATGACCGTAAACTGTTTCTTGCGTTGTGATAGCTTCAATAGTCTGTTCTAATGTATATCTTCTCCAAGAAGAAGATATAACTATTTTGGCTCCGGTCGCATCGCATATTTGCTTAACCATCTCCATCTTTTCTTTATCAAGATGCCAGTTACTTTTCAACGTGGTTATTACACCATCAAAGTCGAGAAAAATAATCTTACTCATATCTATCTTGGTTAAGAACATGTTGCTACTATAAGAATGAGAATAAATATTATTGCTAACACATCACCTAAGGTAAATCCGCCTTTAGATTCCATCATGCGATATATTTCTTGAGGTGTTTCTTTATAGTACCCATTTGGGATACTCCCTTTAAAATAGACCTTGCTTCCATCATCGTCATCATCTACGCGGTCAATATCTTTAATCCAGTAGACTTTTTTTTCATAAGAGCCTTGCTCCGTTAATAGTATAAATCGTTTCATATTTTCTTAAATTTGAATTATAATAATTTTCTCATTTGTTGTTCGAGATACACAACATCTTCCGCTCTAAATCCTTCACAGTTTGCGAGTATGGGGCAAACGATTTCGATAGCATTTCGCTTCATTTCTTCCTCTGCCATTTCAACGGCTTTCACAGCGTCATCGTGAGAATTTACAGGAACACCCCTTAATTTGGTCTGCCATGTTTCTAAAAACATCTTAGCCTTTTTGCTTTTCATTTTGATTTCCTTTCTATATTGTATTGAGCCTTTTCAGGCTACGTTAATATTCAATTTCTCTTTCATAAAAGACAGGATGTGGACAATCACATCTACTGTCCATCCGTTACCAAGCATTTTGTAAATCTGCGTATCTGAACATTTCCATCGGTACCAGAAAGGAATGGTTTGCAGTCGGGAACATTCGATGGGAGTCAAGCGTCTAATCCGTTCAGTTAAGATTGCATGAGTACCAGAACTCATTTCTGCTAATAAAGCCGGGGATATACCGTCTATATCATAAATCCTATCCTGTTGGTATGGTTGTGCTCCTCCGCTATCTGTGGATGGGTTTAACTGAATGACACTTTTTACCAAGGTCATACCATTGGCTTGTGAACCCTTATGAGAGGTTGACAAGAAGGTATGCGCTTTTTCATCTGCCGATTTATAATTTCGCTTTTGTCTTTCACACAGCAGGTTGTTTTGCTCCCATGCACAAGCAGACAGTGTAGGCGTTTTGCCTTCAAATATGCCTCCTGAGTTATTTCCACGACTACGTTGTAGTATAAGATTGTCCTTTTGTACACTCGTAATACAATTTGTTTTTCCTGTAAATTGCGGTTCCAAATGTTGGTTCCCATCTTCACGCCCACGCATAGCAACACAAATCAAGTCCATATCCGAATGGTAACCGCCGGAATGAGCACCTGCCGTAAAGCAAGAGGATTTGTTCTGATTCGGACTAACCTTGCCTTCAATATTCAGTTTTATGAATTGGTAGTTGTGCTTTCTATCTAATGACCGTCCTGTTGCATTACGTTGTGTTGGTGCTTTACCATCAACTGAAATAAAGGTGGTTCCTGAATCGAAAGACATCTTAGCTGAATTATTACCTGTACTCAAGCATCCGGTTTTCTTTGGGTCAACCTTCGGTGAAAAGTTCTTATGTGGGTTATTCATTCGGTCAAGAACCGCTTGTGATACATAATACTTTTCGTCTACTTCACTTTCAAGTATATCCCGAAGGAATATGCCTTTATCTTCCGGTTGAGGAATATCAACGTAGACTTCACCAAATAATCCGACTTGCTTTGTCTTGATGTTCGTCCAGTACCATCGGTCTCGATTCTGGGCACTCACTAGATTGGAATTTATATTCACTGGGAATACTCCGCAATATTCAGATATTATCTTCATGTGAGACTTCTTCATGTTCACATTTTCAAGCAGAAACAACACATCCAGATTAAGTGAACGGATATGATTCAGGATGTCAATGAACACAAAGAACAACTTACTTCGAGGATCGTCGAACGCTAACTGCTTTCCGGCAAAACTAAAACCTTGGCAAGGGGAACCGGCTAAAACCAAATCAATAGACTTCCAATCAATATCCCATTCCTTCCACTTGGTTACATCACCCAGTTGAACAGTATCAGGAAAGTTTAGTTGTGTCTGCTTGATGGCGTGCTTATCTATCTCGGACGCGTAGTACTTTTCCGGGATAATACCAAGCTGTTTTAAGGCTATTTGCCCGCAACTCATGCCGTCGAATAAACTAAGTACTTTCATTACTATTCTAGTTATACGTTAAACACTACTTCCCGAATGCTTCATTATAAGCATAATCATCTTTTAGATGCAGTTCTTTCCTTATCTTTTGAAGTGAATCCATTGCCCTTTTCAGTTCTTCTTTTTTTAATTTATAGGCGGCTGTTACATTGTTGAATCCTTTCTTTTCAAGTTCTTCTATCTTAAGGTCCAACATTGCATTAGCGTAGCACAGAGCGTATAATATAGCATCTATATCCTTGTACTTTATATTCATATTCATTTGAT